GGTGTAGCACCGACAAAAGGATTAGATACCATTCCGTATCTTGTTTTGAAACCAATCTTAGGTTGGAAAGTATTCTCACCAACTGCACGAACCATTTGTAATGGAACATACGGACAGTAGAATAAACCAGCATCGTAAGGGTTAGACCCTCTATAACCAACAGTCATGTAGTCAACACCTGCATAAGGGTCGATATAGACTTTAACTTTTCCGTTAAGAACACCAGCAAAAGTATTGCCTGTGTCATCAACATTCAAAGAAGTTGATAGAGCAGGAGTATAATCTAATACTCCAGCCATTGATAATGCAGAAGCAACATCAGAAGAACATAAGATAAAGTTACCTTTTCCTCTTCTTGTTTCTTTTGCAATAACATTAGCTTCTCTTTCGATTTGGAAAATCAAACCTTTGAATTTCTCAACTGACCATCTTCCGTTAGCATCAACATCTAAGTTGAAAGTACCTGCTGAAGCTGTTGAAGCTGCACCAGTTTTTGCTTGTAAGTTAACATTTCTGATAACTTCACGGTTGATTTCAGCAAGAATCTCAGATGATAAGATGTTTGCTAATTCTGATTCTGCATCAAGACCGTGGATTGCTTTGAGGTCTTGTGCTAATTCGAGTGTGTACTCAGCTTTTAATGCTCTGGATTTTGCAGTCACAGTTGCTTTCTCAATAGTGAAAGCCATTTCTGCAAAGTGATTCCCTGCTCCGTCACCCAAACTCTCAGCCGAAGCTGTTGACATACCTGCACCTGTTGTAGATGCGTATGAAGGAGATGATGTGTCGAATGGGTCACCAATTGGGTCTGAACCTACTGAAGTAGATGTAGTTTGAGGAGACGCAGAATAGTCTGAACGAGCTTCGTTATGAAGTGCTTCTGACATTCCGTCTCTTGTCGCGTTTACATCGTCATGATATCTTGCTTTCATAGCAAAGATAAGACCTGTAGGACCAGTCATTGGTTGAACACCACAAATGTCGTAAGCAACGAGATTTGGCATAGCTCTTCTTACTAAAGAAATTAGGATTGGGTCCCAATTGCTTATAGCAGAGCCAGTAGCATTTAAAGGTGCAGCTTCTTCAAGAGTAGTTCTATCTTCGTTAAGAGCTTTCTCTTGGTTTTCAAGGATAACTGCGGTTACTGCTCTCTTATAGTTGTCTTCGATTTTTGGCAAATCTGAATGTTCAAGTATAGGAGACCATTTTTCTTGTAAATTTTCTGATAAAAACATTTTACATTTTTCCTTTAAATTAACCTAATGGTTTTAGTTTACTTATAGCAGATGAGTATCTTGCGATAGTTGGGTCAAGAACTTCTTCTAATGATTTCTCATCTTCAAAAGAACCTGTTCCTTCTTCCACATTCATCTCTTCTGCAATGTTATCGCCTTCAATATTACCGAAATATGCTTCTTTGATTTCCGCAACTTTATCACTAAAGTCTTCTACATCTTTGAAGTCTACTCCGTTTGAAAGTGATTCCATTTTCTCTTTTTGTGATTCAGTTAAGTCTTCACAGGCTTCTCTGACCACATTTGCTCTCTTCAATGAATCAATCTCTTCAGTCACTTCCATATTCTTGGAAACTTCTGAGTCGAGTTTTTGTTCCATTTCATCGAGTCTATTTGCGAGTTCGTCCATGACATTGTACTTATCTTCTGGCACTTCAACATAATGTTCTGTGAACAATGTTTTCATTCCTTCGATAAAGTTCTCGGTCATTTCCGCTCTCAAACCTCTTTCTATTGCAAGTTCGTTTTCTTTCGTCCACTCTTCTGCACAATATGTTAGATACTTGTCAACTGCTTCCGAAAGGTCACCTTTAACTTTTTCCACTGAGGTTTTTAATTCTTCTGAATACTGAGATTCTAAAGACTCTTTAATCTCTGCAACTTTACTTTGTACTGCTGCTTTAAAGATTGTTCTAGCTTTCTCGGCATTTTCTTCTGATAAGTCTAATGCTTCTGAGATTGCATTGAGGTCGTCTTCAACTTCTATCTCTACCAATGAAGATTCGAGTTCTGCAGTATCAACAGTTTCTTCAACTGCTTCTTTCTGTTCCTCTTCCTCTTCTTCCTCGTCTTCATACTTCTCGGCAACTTTAAGCACTGATGCTTCGTCCATTCCTTTTAGCATTTCAACGATTTTTCTTGCGACTTCTGCTTTAGTCAAGGTCTCGTCAACTTCTTCTTCTGACATTTCACCAAAAGTTTTTTGAAGTTCCTCTTTGGTCATATCCTTCATATTGTTGACAATCGCCTTGATTGATTCCATTTTAGTTGCTTTCACAACTTCTTTCTCAGAATCGTCATCTTCTTTAAGTTTTTCTGATTTCTCAGGAGCAGGTGCAGATTTGTTTACTGCATCTTTAACTTGTTTAGTTTCGCCACCAGCCTTTTTAACTGAGTCGACAGACTTGTCAACAGGATTTTCTTCAGGTTTTACGACCTCACCTTTTCCGGATTCTATTTTCTCCGCATCAGATGAACCTTGCTTAACAGGTTTGGTGTCACCCTTTTCAGCTTTAGCGTCAGGTTGTCCTGCCTCTGCAACTGTTTCAACAGTTTCTTCAACTGTTTCTAGGTTATTTTCTAACTCTGCCATTTTTCTCTCCTGTTTGAGTATTAAACTTATTTATAATAGTTTACTTTTTATTTATATGTTAGAGACTCTCAACGAACCTTTTCCATAAATTTAACTTGGTTTCCTCTATTTTTGATGCTTGGACAGTGCGGATTTGCTTCTGCATTGCTTCAAGTTCAACTGCTTTGAGAATACCATTCTCCATTACCCACTCTACTCCTTCGTATATACCTTCAACGAAGGCTTCAGGAGCACTTGGGTCTGCAACGATGTCCGCAGCTGTTGCCAACTGAAAGTCACCCTTAACATATTGTGCATCACCTTTTGATTCAAGTGAACCTAAACCTCTTGATGAAACACCTAATTTAGCACCATCTGAAATCAAACTTCTTACGATTTGACCATTTGGAGTGCTTAAAATCTTTGCTCGTCCCACATAATTATCACCATCTTCTTCTAGTGATGTAATTAAATGTGAAACTCTATCTAAATTGATTGTTGGTCCTTCTGGATGTCCCAACTCACCGAATGCACGGTCTTTTTCAATGAATTCTTTTCTATAACGACCAACTTCTTTTTCCATTATGTCTTTTGGATAAACTCTGCCGTTTCTATTTTTGATTTCTGATTGCATGAATACTCCTTCGATGTAGTATTCTTTCTCACCTTTCTCGTTTTGTTCGATGATTACAGGTGATATTGCGTAATCGTTATATTCAGATATTAGTTTCATTGAATAACTCCTTAAATTCGTCTATAGAGAATGATTCTCCCATAGATTTTAAAACATTCTTAATGTCTTTCATGCTTTTCTCAGCATCTTTTAAGTTTTTGTATGTATCACCTGTGTCCATTCCATCTAAAAATACAAAAACTTCTTTACCTTTTTGTGAATAAGTTAGGTCGTACTTCTTACTTCCAGCTTTAACTACTTCATTTTTAAGTTGTTTATGACCACTAGGCAACTTTACTTTTGCTTCGTTAAGTTCTAATGTCATTTGCTGAAACGATTTCATACTAGTCCTCTTTTTTATCCATCCAATTTACCTGAGATTCGACTCTTTTCATGTCGATATTCTCGGCAGCTTTTTGATGTAAACCTTGAAAAATAGTTTCTTTGGCATTTTCCATTTTACCATCTTCAATCTGGTCTACAATTTCTTTTGCGATATCATTCATTTATTAAAATCCTCCGAAGTCGTCTTCGCCTTTTTCACTTTCATCTCCACCACCTTCTTTCTTTATTTGAGAGTCGATGATTTTGATATCTTCCTCTGTTTGATGCAACACATACTTTCTGATGTATTCATCTGAGAAGTATTTGCCGACATATTCACTCATTTGTCCTAGAGTGTCCATTCGTTCTCTTAATACTTCTGCATCTTTTAATTCTGTAAAGTGGTTGTCTGTTGCCCAATCGTATTGAATAAAATCTTTAACTTTATCAAACTCTTCTGCACTTACAATCTCTTTCAAAATCAATTGAGTTCTCAATATATCATTGAATACTCTTGCAAATTTCTTTTGAAGTCTATTAGTAAACTTGTTAAACTTCAATTCGTCTCTCGTAATCTCTGATGATTTACCCATGTTGAAACCATTATCTGATTCCATACGAGAGATAGGTACATTCAATGCACGATATAGTTTCTTCTTAAAGTATTCTATATCTGCAATGTCATCTAAATTCTGACCACCTGGAAGTGTAGAGATTTCTGTTCCTCTTCCACCTTCTCTTCTTGGTAACCAGAAGTCTTCCATCATAGACATGTGTTTTCTATCGTCTTTGATTTCACCTGTCTGTGCGTTATAAACAAGTTTATTTCTATACTTGTTCATAACTTCTGATAAGTATTGTTCTGCTTTTGCTTTGGGTAAGTTACCGACATCAATGTAGAAGATTCTTCTTTCTGGTGCTCTTGATATCCTGTAGATAACAAGTGCGTCTTCTATCATTGATAATTGATTTGCTGTCTTCATTGCTTTATGAAGATAACCAACTACAACATTTTTAGTGTAGTCTAGTAAACCTGAAGTAGTATAACATACTGCCTCTGGTGCAATCTTAACGGTGTTTCCTTCTCCAGAACCACTCTTATCAAAACCTCTATCGTTGAAAAGATAGAATTCTTCCATCTTTGTAATCTTTTCAACATTCGTTTTATTGTCTCTTTCTTTCTCAATATTACGAACTTTCTTAATCTTTATTGGGTCAATGTTTCTAATGTCAACGATACCTGCCTTAGGTCGTTTAGAATCCACAACCTTATGGAAGTAGACTCTACCATCGATGTACCATTTTCTGAATAATTCATGAGAATTCTGATTGAATCTCATTATGTTTAGGATGTGATAGAACTCTTCTTGCACCTTATTTTTGATGCTATCAGAGAGTTTTGCATCTCTGAGGTCGAGTGATACTATCCTATCCGAAGTATCAGAAGTAATACACTCATTAACTATATCTTCAATAGCAGAATCACATTCAGGTATTAAAGATATTTCACGGTATCTTTTAATGAGTTCTCCCTCATTTTTGATACCACCTTCCATATCGATGTATGACCCATATGCACCACCTGTAATAAAACCACCTGGTTGTGATTGTATAACTGGTGTGCCGTCATCATCGACAGGCGGTACGAAAGAGATTGCCTTTTTGTCAACCTCTGTCGCTCTTAATTCATCCCTCTTACGAGTGATTTCAAACCCGAATAATTCCATACTATTATTTATAACACCTTTTTAGGTGCTATCTCACTATTTAAACTACTCTTTCCCAATGGGAAAAAGAGAATACTACATCAAATGTCTCTAAAGCATCAGTCGTATCATAATCCAATGTTATTGCTGCGATTGATTTAGGATACATGTTAAAGAATTCGTATCTTGCAAGTACATTATCTGCCTTGTCTAATTGTTCAACAAACGCTCTGTCTACTAAGTAGTCTAAAGTTGTTGAACCGACACCTGTTCCTGTTCCTTGTATTTCATTCATATGAGCTTCAAGACCTGTTCTGACCTCAAAGTTAACATCATTAATGATGCTTACTGTCCAGTCTTCGTATGCTCTTTCACCAGGAAGTTTTAGGTTATTACCCATATACTTGACTACGGTTTCAGAGAATGAAGAACCTGGAAGAGAGGCAGCTTTACATAAGAATTCTATCTTGTTTCCTGTTCTAGGGATAAAGACTTTGAATCGGTTGGCTCTTGGTCCACCTCCGATTAAGTTTGCTTTAAATTGGTCTATTGTTGCCATTCTTTACTCTCCTTAAACTGCTGAATAGATTTCACTAAACTCTACACCACTTCTCGCAGCTACAAAGTTCAATGTAATAAAGTTAATAGAACGAGCAGGTTTTACAAAGATTGAACAAACAAATTCGTTTCTGTCAATCACTGTATCTGTATTATTTGTTTCATCACAAATAACTGAGAAGTCTACTAATCCTCTTCTGTTTTTAACATCTCTTAGGAAAGGTTCTACTGCACTTCTAAACTGTGCTCTTGTGAATGCATCGTTGAACTCAAACAATTGTGCTTGAGCAGCCGCTGCTATTGCTTTCTCTAATACTATGAACAATCTTCTGACATTGATTCTATCGAATGCTGAAGGTGTTGTTAATGCTGTTTTATCACCAAATAACACTGTTCCCTGTCCTGGGAATGTGACGATTGGATTAATTCTTGCACGATATAGGTCATCTCTACTTGCTTGTTTTGGATTGAAAGCAAGTTTAGTAATACCTAGATATTGACCTCTACTGAATCCAGCAGGTGAGAACCATGGGTCTCTCAACAAGTCTGACCTTGCCATGATACCTGCAGTGTGTCCGTTTCCTGGAACCCAGCAATATTTGTCATTAAATCTATCGTATGAATATACCCAACCTGAATCTAACACTGCATATGAACTTGAAGTCACATTACTAAAGTCTGCTTTAACATTTGCAACTTGTGTAGATTCTGAAGAAACATCAACGATTGATGTTTTTCTTGGTGAACATATGAACATGCAATCTTTTCTTGCTTCTGCAAGTAAGATACCTTGGTTAACTATTGTGTTATGGTCTGAAACTGTATCTTGGTCGACACCTGAACCATTGTCTGTTCTTGTAGAACCACAAATTAGGAAAGAGATATCTACTGTATCTCCGTCTGAGAAATGAGTATCCCATGCACCGTATTTTTGACCTGCAGTTGGACTTCTTCCGTCTGAACCACCAGATAACGATGTACTGAATGGTAATGCTGGTCTTAAAAATGCCGCTGATACTGATTGTGCGTGTGTTCTGTCTACTGTTGAACTAGAAATAACTGTTGATTCGTGTCCTGACCACCAAATCCATTTTGAATCTCTTGCAATTACATTCTTATAGTAATTACTTCTACCTGATGAGTCTTTTGAGTTTGATGCAAGTGACATATAACCATGTGTTTCTAAAACACTGTTAGGTGTTCCACTGATTTCTCCGTCTTCATCAACTACTACAACATGAACTTCGTCTGCAGTACCGCTGACTGCTGCCTGACCTGCTGATATACCTGGTGCATTGTCAAACAAGTTATGGAATTCCCAATATCTATCGATATTGTTTCCATTTGCTTGAGCAACTAATAATCCAGTATTTGCTGGTTGATTTAATGCAACGATAGTGATTGAAGTTGCTGAAGGTTTGTTAACTACTCTATAGAAGTTATTGTCGCCTTGGAACTTAATCTGGTCTCTAACATTGAATACATTTGAGGCTGCAACTGAAATTACAGTTTGACCTACTGCTTCAGTACCACCTACAGTGGTAACTGAGTCGTTATAATATGCGTTTGCTGACGCACACATAGCAACTTTTACTGAGTTGCCTAAAGAACCCGCATATCTTGACACCCAAGAACCGACTGTACCGGACTGAGTTCCACCTTTATAGGTGCTTTCGTATTCTGCATCATTTTTTAATAGTGATGTCCCAGCTCCCGCTGCGTTTGCACTATAACACATGTTAGAAATTCTAACTACTCTTAATGATGAACCATACTTCAAGAACGCTTCTGCTGAATAAAAGTCTTCAGCTCCAGCATTTGTGTTTGCAGGTGAAGAAAACTCATCTATCAAACCCTTACTATCTGAAACTGTTTTTACTTCATCAACAGGTCCCCATTTAAATTGACCTGCAAAAGCACCAGTAGTGCTAGATACTGCAGGCACAACATTTGTTAAGTCTATTTCTGAGACTTGAACGCCTGGTGATACTTGAAATGCCATACTTTTCTCCTGTTAATGTAAAAAGTTGTTTACTAGATTATTTATAAGTTTATATAACCCAATGGATGTTTCTTTTTACCCTCTATGTGTATATTTAGTTAATCCAAAAACCATCTATCTCCATCAGCATCGACAAAGGACTCTGTATTGTTTTGTCCTGTATCGAATATTCCTGGTGGCAATATATCGTCTTCTATTGTTTTTTGTTGTTCTGCATATAACAGTTCTTTAACCTGTCTATCAGTCAAATGATAGAAATGGTCTGTTGTGACAAACCATGAAAATAATACTAGATTCATGACCATATCGTCATGAAACCCTCTATCTGCTTCAAAACTGTTACCTTTACTTATAAAAGTCATGAGCTCGGTGATGCCATCTCTATCACATATCGACATTCTATTTTCTTCTAGTAATTCCTTTAATGTTGAACAACCGATTCTTTTAATTCGTTTAGTCATTGTCACACCGATATCTTCTGCTTTACTCATACCTTGAACAAAGACATTTGGATATTCTATGTCATAATGTAGTTGTGTTGCAACCATTCCACCCTCTGCATTGTTCTCAATGATTACTAATGATTCGTTATATGGTTTAGTATACTTTGCAATTAGGTCTGGAAATAACATAGGAGATATCATATTATCTCTATAGGTACAAACCTGTCTGAATGGTTTCACTGATATGTCCATAATAGTAAATGTAGAATAGTCTATTCCACGACCTTTAGATACATCAACAGTAGTGATATATGTGTGTCCTTCTTTAGGTTTCTCATATACTTTAACACCATCTTTATTCCAATCTGGTTCTTTTGCCATTAAACCCAATAATGTATTAGAATTTATAAGAGTATTACCTGTTCCTAAGAATGAGTTTCCATACTCTTGTTCAAATTGTGCTTCTGATGTATTTGCAATTGTCTCTTTCTTCCATTCGTCATCTCTTCCTGGTACATCGAACCAGTTAATAAGAAAGTGTTTATATTCAGATTGGTTGTGAACTGCACTTTCATATATCTTATAGAACATATTACCAACACCATTTGCAGTAGATGTGATAATAACTTTAGAATCTTTACCAGATGTGACAACAGGATATGTTGCAGTATAGAATGTCTCTGCATCGTCTACGAAAGCAAACTCGTCAAGATACAAGAGGTTGATAGACAATCCACGGATACTGGAACTGGAAGTTGCCGCAGCGACTACTTTTGAGTCGTTTGCAAATTCTATGGACCCCTTGTTAAGTATTTTTACTCCAGGTTGTAGGAAAAAGGGAACACTTTCCAACATGGTTACCATTCTTGCAATCATTTCTCTTGCAATTGCACCTTTGTTTGCCAAAACAGCAACAGTGACTTCTGGATTAAAGAGTAAAAACCATAATAGATACGCACAAGATGTGATTGATTTACCACTCTGACGAGATGCAAGAACGATATTAAAACGATTTGAGTTGTAGTGTTCGATGAGTTTGTCTTGGTACCCACGAAGTTTAAAGGGTACCATACCCTCATCTAGTGATATAATTTGTGTATAGTTCTCAATAAAATGACAAGGGTCTTGTGAACATTTCACATACTCCTGCATTTCCTGGTCGGTATACTTAGTTTCAATACCTGACCTTTTGACTAAAGTGTTACCTAAGTAACCCTCGTTTTTAGGTTGTACCATGTCTTAAACCCCAATGAGATATAGGCAAATGATTTGATATTTCATATTTACCATCGAATGAGAAACTCCAACCCAAATAATCAGTTGTTCTATAGTGTTTCAAACTCTTTAAATCTCCTCTCAAAAATACTCTTTTATGTTCTATACTATTCTTGTATATGTGATTTTCCTTTATATCAGGATAATAATCCTGTAAAAACTCTTTGGAATATTTAGAGTGTTTATCATAACCTATATCTTCTGGACACCCAATCGATTCCCCTCTGATGACCGATAGTTCTACTTTATTTGGATATAGTTTATCTATAAAGTCATGTTTCGTTGCATACTCTACTAAATCAAGTATGTGACCAACTTCGAGTTCTTTATCTCCTTCTTCATAGAAGTTTTTAAGGAATCTCTTTTCATTCCACAACTCTGATGTTAACCATTCATGTAAATAGATATCACATTTAGGTAATTCTGTTTCAAGTAAATCACCATGAATGTACTCTACACTATCTCCTAGAATCTCTTTCATTCTATCGATAAGTTCACCTCTTCTTTCTAGTGCATAAACTTTCTTTGCACCATACTTGACAGCAAGATAACATAGTATGCCTGAACCAGCACCTAGGTCTATGACTATTTTGTCTTTAACATTCTCTGATATCCAACTTTCATATGCTGAGTTTCTTTGAGAGTCGGTAAAGCAATAGGCAGTTTTAAAAAACCTTACTTCGTTTGGTATCATAATCTATTTGTTTTTCTTTAAGAACTTCTGTAATTCTGCAGTTGACCCAACATATAAATGGTTGTGTTGTGTATTTACTTTCTGGTCCTCATCTTCAAGTTTTTTTAACTTTTGTTGAACATCGATGAGTTTCTCTGCAGTCTCACCAACTGTTTTAATTAATTGACCTGCAACTTCATATGCACGAGGATTCTCAGTCTCTTTACAGACATCTAAGATTCCTTCGATTGCATCTTGTCCTCTTTCAACAAGACCATATAAGTTTTCTCTGGTGTATTTGTAATCAGTCTCAATGTTTTGAGACCTTTCTTTAGGAATTACCACTGCAGTGGTTTCCTTTTTGATTGTAGATTGAATGTCTAAGACATCATCTAATTTTTTATCTATATCTTTGGGCATAATTAACCATCACTTGTGGTGTCTTCTGCAAATGTTGAAGAACCTCCGTCATCATAAAAACTCACTGTTTCTGCAACTACGAATGTATCACCTGGGTCTACTGAACCAACAAATAACAACTTCGTATTTGCATCAATAGTAATTGCATTGTTCAATACTATTGATAATTTATCACTTGCAATCGATGATATGGTAGGATTTGTTGTTAAGTTTGTACCAAACACTTCATCGTTTACACTTATCTTACTATTTATTGCACTTGAAAAGTTCACTGTATTTGAGTTAGATACTGCATTTGCCATTGCGTCAAAGGCAGGTTCATAATGTTTAACTTCTTTTACAAGACCTGAACTTTGAATTTGTGTTGAAGTGAAACCTGCTTTGTCTGAATTTATATAATCTCTTTCTATAACATTCTTAATAACTGCACCAGTATAAACAGGACCGAAGAAGTATAGATTCATTTTAAACTCTAAAGTATATTCTATGAATCTTCTTTCTTCAAAACCTGATTCATAATTGTCTTCAAATTGAACACTACTCAATATAATCGGAACATCTCTATGGTCTGCCATAGAATCAATCATCTTCATTGTGACTGTATATTCAGGTTGAAAGTATGGTAGTATTTGTTCTACAATTTGTAATGCATCATTCATATTCTTAGTTAGAATAGACAATGTAAAGTTTAAAGTATAAGGTGCAGGATTGTATTGATAACCTCTTTTAACTCCGTCAGATTCTAATGCAGATTTACTATGTCTTATTAGTTTGTTTTGTTGACGAGATGCATCATATTCAAAACCTGTAAGTTGAAATGCCATTCTAGGAAAGGTCATGCCTGTAATGTTGCCATCTCTTTCTTTTGGGTCAACAGTTATTCTCTCTAACCATTTCTGTTTAGGACCATATGATATAGGAACTATCTGTTCTGCAAGAATAGTTCCATCAGACTTAACTTTTTTAAGTGTTATATTATTGAAAAGAGTTCCAAAGATTGAAACTGCCCTTTTAATTGTTTCATTATAAAAATGGGTACCGAACATTATGTGACCTCACCAAATGGGTTTGTTTCTGAGAAGTCTAAGTATCCATCTGCCTTGGTTTCAATGTCTGCGTTATCAGCACCAGTACCATCATTCATAGTTAGAATATCTCTAATACTCGCAACTGTATAAGATGCATTATTAACTGCACCAGTTATTGTATCACCAACCTGAATCGTTGTGGTTACATCTTTAACTGTAAGTAGATGTGTAGATGCTTTCCAAGAGGTAACCTCTCCAATCGTTGTGCTTCCAATCTTAATTGCTTCATTCGCTGCGTAATCACCTGAACCACTTGAATTCATTGTTAATTGAATTGTATATGCTTGTTGGTCTTCAACAATATCAATTGCATCAATATTTGTATCGAAGTCTTCTCCTGAGTATTCGAACAATGTACATTTGAGTTTAAAGACAAACAGTTTACCTATCTGATAGAAAGGATTTTGGTCTTCAACATATCTGATTTCAAACATAGAACCTGACATAGGAAAGTATACTAAATCTCCTTCGTTGGGTCTAAGTGATGTGACTAAATTTGAATCTAGGGAAATGAATCTTTCCCATGTTCGAAGTGCAAGAGTAAATGTACATTCTTCTTGTGTTTGAATACCAAACTTGGAGAATAAATCTTCTCCTTCGAAACCTTCAACATTATCTAAATACATTTCTACAGAATATGCATCACCAAAAGATGATTGTACATCTTCTCCAAGAATAGTATCTTCTTCTACTATTTCTCTTGGTAGATAATAAGTTTCATGTCCATAGAATCTTAGTGATTCAACAACTAAATCTTCATAAAGATGTTGTTCAGTATTAACTGCATGGTTAAAAAATACATTTGTCGGCATAGTATTAACCCATTAAGTCGATTGGCATCATATCAAAATTCAACCTTGACTCTTCTTCTAATCTTGTAATCTCTTCTTGTGCTTCAGTCTTCATCTGAGTTGCATCTAATGTCACCCCACCTGGTAATGCAACACCTGAGAATTTAGATAGATTTTCTCCCCATTGATACTTGACCAATGCAGTTGCATATTTTTTCAACCACATATCATTGTATATATCAGTCATGTCTGTAGGGTCTATCTTTCTATAACATTCTACAATGATATACTCATCAGCACTTACATTTGAAGTGTCCATGTCTAAGTATAGTCTATTCTGATGAGTATTGTATCTTATTGGTGTTTGCCCAACTAGTAAATCATCTAACATACTTATATGTTGTTGAACCATTGAATAGTTTAGAATGTTTGTTGATGTTAAATCATAGATATCATTAAGTCTCATTTGATATCTAAGGTCAAACATATTTAAATTGTGTTTATCATTAAATGGAAATATGTTCATTACGGCAAGAACAAACTCTGGAAGAACAATATAGTTTTTTTGTTCTTTAAATGCAGTGTTTGAGTAGTCGTGTGTACCTGCTGGATTTGATGTGATACTCGTATCAGTCTTCATTTTAGTTAGATTATCTGATGTGAGTTGATGTTTCAGGTATGTTTTTATAGAACCATCGTAATGATACTCCTGAAAGTATTGCATTGCTTCATCGATTCTGTCATCAAACTGGTCATCATCAACATTGATTTCAAGGACAGGTGCACCAAGTCTTCTTTTGATGTATTCTTTAAAGGTTGCTTTGCTATTTGGTTTTGCCATAGTAATGTTCCATTTTAAGGTCTATTACTATTTATACAGATACTATTCTTGGAAATAGGTTTTACTTTGAAGTCTATCTATCTTTTCGTCTATTCTTGTTATGGTTCTCATCAATCTTTCCATATCCATTTCAATTTCTTGTCGAGTCACATAGTCTCTAGCAACTTCTTCTCTCGTTTTATTTACAAGTATATCAAGTCTTTTTTGTTCAGATAAAACTGACCTTATAAGAAACCCCAACGGTGCTAATACTACCGTTATGAGTATGTTCCAAATTACATGAGCATCTATTACTAATTCCATACAACTATTTATGGAATCTTACTCCTCCAACATAGATACTTGAAGAAGTTTTCCGTCAGGTGTTATATCAAATAGTGACTCTAAATGTGTATATCCTTCAGGTACAAAAGGTCCTTTATTTGTTCTATATTTATAACCTGCATTGAAAGATACACTATATCTATCGTTATCGGTTAGATTTGGTTCTACCATATGAGTCAACCCACTCAAAAATACAAATAACATTCCTGTCTTAGGTTTGAATTCGTCTTTCTCTGAGAGTCTAGGACTATTAGGAAAATCACCCATAACAGGAGATGTATCTGCCAAGGCAACAAAAGCACCCTCATCTCCTTCTGCTTGAATATACAATGCACCTGATAACCAACAACCATTATGTTTATGTGGTTTGTTCCATGCACCTTTATCATTTATGTTTGCCCATGAGTTATGCAAATCTAAAACATGTCCTTTACCTTTACTCAATCCCCAAAAATCCCATACCTCATCTGTTATGTATTCTTCAACCACTTTCCATAGTTTTCTAAATGCTGGGTGTTTATCAACACCATCATTTGATTGCCAACCTGTATCTGCATTTGATATTTTTCGACCTTTAGGGTCGTTTTTTCTCATCTCATCAACTTCTCTTTTGAGTAAACGAAAATAATTCTCGTCAAGACCTAGTTCTAAATTTGGGTCTAGTAAATCGACCATAAAAAGGGGTGTAGGAAATAGTAATTTAACTGCCATCATCATCTCCAAAATTCATTTCCAATTGTATCTCTTCTTTAGTTTTACCATGCATAGGGCATTCTTTGGGTATTTCTAATTGATTATCTTTTTTTGAGAACAATTTTACTTTTGGTATATGCATACCGACCTTTCTATACGGACCTAATCCTGCATCTTCTAATAAGTTTGCTTCGTTTATAGCTGCTTGAACAGACTTTCTAGGAGTCTCTTTCTTTTTTTCTGCCTCTTCTTTTACTTCAGCATATTTTATGTGTAAAGATACAGCATCACTTTCATGGTATGGTGATGTACTATCTGATAGATTATCAATATAGGTTTTGGGGTCTTTTATCTGAACACTTGAAGACCATTCTTCTCTTCTAAATGGTATTACTTGAACTAAAGGAGTTCCTTTTTTTATCATAAAGGACTTATCTGTCTTAGGATAAAATATAATTTGTGCATTGTCCATGTTTAAGTTAAACTTATCAGTATCAATGATACCAGGCCAAACACTAAAGAAATTGTTTTGATGTAAAAATGGGTCTAAGTAATATGTTGAATAACCTGGTGGGGTCTTTATGTTCCAAGGATTTCTAAACTTAAATGCATCTTTTACTGGAAGTCCATCTCTTTTTTCAGGAATAAATGCATTCCCAAATTGTGTGTCTGGATGTGATGAAGAACCTATCTTAGAATCTTGGTATGACCATGCGTGTGATTTTTTACCTTCTATTTGAACAAATACATCTTCTTCTGCAACTAGATAATACCCCATAGTTAACCAGTCTTGCATAGCAGGACATGCTCTGATAGTTTGTTGTTTATCACCTCTAACTATCTCATTTATCTTCATCTTCTTCCACCATTCTGGTTGAACTGTAGATGCAAGAACAGGTTTACTTGTTTTTAGGGTCTTTTCGTTGTATGCTGTGAATTCTATTGTTGGCATTATAAAAACCTTCCTTTATGTTTAGTAAAATCTTTGTAAAGTAAATTTGAATCTTTTACTAATTCTACTTCATCACCTCTAATCACCAAAGATTTTCTATCCATATATCTTGCACTCTCATTTGGTGCATCTGCACCATGAGGTATTCTTCCATCAAATATAACAAGACGATTTGGAACAAACTCTACTTCTGCTTTCTGATGTTTCTCAATGTGTTCTTGTCTTCCATCTAAACCACTATGACCTTCATCAAGCATTCTTAAAGTTCCACCCCAATTCTTATTCCAAAATCTATTTGGGTAGTACAAGAATGAAATATTCCAAACATCATCAGGTCTACAATCAGTATGTATGGTACCTGGACAACCTTGTGTTTGTGAATTTAGACCTGCATATTGAAAACGAGTATACTTAAAACCAAACTCTGTTTCTAATCTTTTTATTAGATACTTAACAAAGTATGTATCTGAGGGTTTCATATCTGGTTCTAATTCGAAATTTTGGCCAAAGAAAGATGCACCCCAAAAAGAATGGTGTGGAAGTCCTGTAGGACTATCACTAGTGACAGAATTGGTTTTAGACCACCATGAATTATGAGTAATTAGTTTATCAAAGTAGTGATATAGTTCAGTAGATAACCAATTGTCTAGCACATAGATATCCTTTAAAGGCATATCCTGTATCTTAAATGGTTTATCAATATGAACTACTTTCACTATGAATTGTTGCCTAACTCAGCATGACCTGTTGCCATTGTTGCCTGAGGTATCTGCCTTCTATAATGGTCATAATCTTGTAATAAATCTTCTCTAGTGGCAAATATTTCATCTGTAATATCATAGAAGATTGTGTGAGTATTATCAATATACTCTAATACTCTTCTTGCATTTCCTCTTAAAGGATGATTTGAACCTTCTCTACCAGCAATTATAACAATTTGAAGATTACTAAATCCATAAATCTCGGCAATTTGTTCATGTTCTCCTTGTACATACTTACTCAACATATTACAATATTGATTATGTAAGTTTACTCCTTCTGGTGGTTCTGAGTTTGAAATGTATTGTTCAACCATTTCTATCTCATCTGCGTTTAAAGGTATTTGTTCTTGTTGGTCAAACCCTTTTGATTTGTCCCAATTTAAAATTTTAACTTCGATATCATCGTAAATTATAACTTCAAATTCAAAACCTAATGCTGGTTTATCAACATTGTCAAAGTCATATTCAAGACCATTTGGTTTTCTTATATATAGATTTCTGTTCTCACAAAAAACTAATGCGTTCATTGTTTCTTTATTCATAATTTATCCTCTATTCAAATTATTTAGGTTGTCTCTTGCGAGTTTAATTTTGTCGTAATGTGATAGTCTTTTAATATTAGATATATCCATATCATCTATCCAAGGACCACCTCTTGTATAATGATACCCAGCACATTGCCATTTAGTTTCAGGATTGTCATATCCTTCTGTAAAGACATAGTGTTCAGGTATCTTACTAATTTTATCAGTCCATTCAAACTGATGTAATTGAGCACCTGTCCATGTGTTCACAACTTCTGGTGTTAGTTTCTTACAGTCTTCATGTCCATTGTTAAATATCATTAATGAAGACCACAATTTACATGGATAGTCTATGTTTATTTCACCATTGAACTTAACAGAGTCATGTTCATATTGTGGATACTGAATACAAGCAACAGCATCATCAGGATTTAAATAGTAGAACATTGGCAATGGTGTTTCTTCAAACAGAATATCATCATCAATAAACATACTAAAACCTTCATAGTTTTCTAAGTAAGGTATTAAAAATCTACTGTATGTAAACGCAGTAGATTGATTCTTATACTCCCTATTATACACTGGAATCTTTGAATAGTCAAGATACTTTATCTCAGGTATAAATCTATTTGCGGATTCATTACCAGAGAAAGTTTTTTTGATTGATTGTTCAATAGAGAACTTCGTTATTTCTTCTATATTATTATGTGTAGAATCATAACCAATGTATATGTTTAATGGTTTTCCTTTTGAAAGTTCATGTACTTTCTTATTGAATTCATAGATTTTAGGTCTAAAATCACCGACATTTGCAAACTCACTATTGACTTCTATAACTCCACCTGTTATAATGAATGATAGATTGTCTTGTGTAATTCCTCTTTTTGCGAGTAAGTCTTTCCAATAATCTAAGAACTCATCGACTGTTGCAGGTTCTACTGCAGGAACTTTATTTAATGGGTCAAAGAAATGACATAACATATTAGGGTCTTGCATCTCTTCAATAACACCTGAACGAACAGAACCTGGATGAACAAAGAATTTAAATTTTTCATCACCCCATGATGAATCCTTTAGAATAACTCCTTGAATTGGTGCCCACAGTCCTTCTTCTATAATACTTTGAGTTAACCAATGTGCTTTCGCCGCATGATAATAAGAACTATCCCATAGTTCTTTTAATGAAAACGATTCGTCTATATCTCTTTCATCCATACCTCTAGCACCATTTAAAATAGACCTTGTACCATTTGGGTCTTCTGGAGTGGGAGACATTTTTGTATTCATTCCTAATGGAAACATTTCTTTTGTAGGTGAACAAGTATACCCATGAGGTAAGAATGTTTGATATGTTAAAGAATGGTGTTTCAAACCATGCATAGTAATTAAGTTATCTTCTTTTCTATCTTGCATCACATCACCCCATGTAAACAATTTAAGGGGTGGTATTTTACCTGATTCAAAAATTTTCTTTAAAACTTGATAACAAGGATTGATATCTTTGAGAACACGATTAACACTAATAGAACCTAAGTGATAATGAGGAGTGTTTTGTCTGATTGAAAAGGCATTTTCAACATCTGTAAAATCAACAGGAACTATCTTGTCGACATCTTCGACTGTTTTAATGTCTATGAATTCTGGATTTGCCATAAAATATCTGTATTAGTTTAATTAATACAGATATTTAGGTGTTATTTTATGATGAGACTGGAGTTGCTGGCCAAGTTTGTGATAAACTACCATCCCAACGGATAACTGGTGTTCGTCCTTGTGTTGCATATGTTCCAGGTTGTCTGTTCTGATAAGTGAACGGAGTCTGACCTTGTCTAGCATATGTACCAGGTTGTCTGTTCTGATAGGTAAATGGTGTTTGACCTTGTCTTGCATATGTGAAAGGTGACCTGTTCTGATAAGTGAACGGAGTCTGACCTTGTCTAGCATATGTACCAGGTTGTCTGTTTTGATATGTAAACGGAGTCTGACCTTGTCTAGCATATGTACCAGGTTGTCTATTACTATATGTAAAGGGACTTCTTGCATTTGCAATATATGGTTGCTGTGCAGATACAGGATTTCTATAGGTGAAAGGTGACCTATTATTATATGTAAATGGTTGTCTAGCATTCGCAATGTATGGTTGCTGTGCAGATACAGGATTTCTGTACCCAGCAGGATACCTTGCATTGTAGGTAAACGGTTGTCTAGCATTACTAGGTTGTCTTGCATTCGCAGGATATCTAGCATTATATGTAAATGGTTGTCTCGCATTACTAGGAGATTGAGCATTAGCAGGATACCTAGCATTGTAGGTAAACGGTGTCCTTGCACTGTAAGTAAAAGGTGTCCTTGCTTGATAAGTGAAAGGTCCCCTTTTATTTCCTATTGCAGGTGCAAAATAGAATCCAATTGCCATGTTATTTAACTCCTCTTAGTATATTCATAATCATTATCTCTGGTCAAAGTGAGCGAATGGATTTGATTGGAAGCCACCACCGCCGCCGAACGGTTGATAGAACGGATACGGTGCCTGATATAGGAATTGATATGTACTAGGTTGCTGAGCATTAGCAATGTACGGTTGTCTAGCATTCGCAATGTATGGTTGTCTAGCATTCGCAATATAAGGGACACGATATGTAAATGGGTTTCTATATGTAAATGGATTTCTCGCATTCGCAATATAAGGCACACGATATGTAAATGGATGCCTGTATGTAAATGGATTTCTCGCATTCGCAATATAAGGTACACGATAACTCACAGGATTTCTGTATGTGAAAGGTGACCTGTTCTGATATGTGAATGGGGTTTGACCATTCGCAATGTATGGTTGTTGACCGTTTACAGGGCTTCTGTATGTGAACGGTGACCTGTTCTGATATGTAAATGGTTGTTGACCATTAGCAATATATGGTGTTTGACTGTTCGCAATATAAGGATAAGGTTGTTGTGCATTCGCAATATATGGTGTTTGACTATTTGCTATATAAGGATATGGTTGCTGAGCATTCGCAATGTATGGTTGTTGACCATTAGCAATATACGGATATGGTTGCTGAGCATTTGCAATATATGGAGTCTGACTATTTGCTATATACGGATATGGTTGTTGCGCATTCGCAATGTATGGAGTCTGACTATTAGCAATATATGGATAAGGTTGTTGAACTGTTTGTTGACCTGATGCATTATTCCAACCTGCTGGAGTTTTTACATAAATCTGTTCTACATCTTTCCATGTACCTTGGTCTGTACCATCAGCTGCCTTAACCCATGCCCCTCTAGTTGAATTCCAACCTGAAGGTGTTTTTACCTTTTGTGAACCTGATGCCATTTAGTTACCCATTAATTATTGTTAGTATTTATAAAGATTCTGAACCCCTATATTAGGAGTAAAGAATCCACATATCACCAACTGCACCATCTGAACCAGTTGGAGCAGATGTTGATTGGTACATATTTCTTGCTGTACCACCACTGTTTGTTGCATTTGTTATTGTTATTGCACCTGAAGCAATTGTTCCAACTGAAATATTTGGAGTTCCAGTCAATCCTTGAGCATTTGTAGCAAGAGTTGCTGTAGCAGCATTACCAGTTGTTGAACCTGAACTACCTGTGACATTTCCTGTGACATTACCAGTTAAGTTTCCTTCAAATGTTCCTGCAACAAAAGTCTCTGAACCTACTGTCCATTTATCATTTGTTTCGTCCCAAATAAGTGTCTTAGAAGCAGAACCACCACGAGTCACACTGATACCAGTGTCTTCTGTTGGTGAACCTGAAGTGAAATTACTGTTTAATGCAATGATATTATCTGCAAGTGAGATAGTCTCTGAGTTTACAGTTGTTGTAGTTCCTGAAACTGTTAAGTTACCTGAAACTGTTAGTGAATCACTAACTGCAACTACACCTGTTCCGTTTGCACTAAGAACTAAGTTTGTGTCTGTACTTCTGGATTCGATTGCATCTACATCAATTGAGTTAGCAAAAGAGATTGCATTTCCGTCTGATGATGATACATTCTTACCTGCTGTGACTTGTACTCCACCTTTTAATTGAATTGTACCAGTTCCAGTAGGATTAAGTTCTACATCACCTGAACCACTTGTTTGAACACTAACATTTTGGTCTGCATCAGCAGAAACAGTAATTGTTCCTGAGTTATCAGATACTACTTGTTGTCCGTTAACATATAAAGACCCAGGTCCAACATAGATATCTCTCCATTGTTTCGAAGTAGAACCTAAGTCGTATGTGACATCGGCATTTGGTATGATATGACCTGATAGAGAACCACCACCTAGGAATGTTTGAACTCTTGCGTCTGTATAGTAAAGATTTGATGAACCTTCTGCAGTTTCGTCTGTTGTTTGTCCATCAACATATGCTTTTACTGATTGCTGTGATGGAAGTTTAGTAGCACTATTAGATGACATATTATCTTCATCAACTAATGCATTTGTTATTCTTGCGTCTGCTCTTGCATCTGTATAATAAAGGTTTGAACTTCCTTCTGATAATGCATCTGTATCGAATGAAGAAAGACTTACTGTAAAGTCTACAGTTCCGTCTCCGTCTTCGTATGCAACTGTAATACCTGCCTCGGTATTACCTGACATCATTCCACCAACGATATCTTGTATTTCTTCTGTTGTTTTACCTGTTGATGAGATTGTAATAGTATCTGCAGCGTCATCATAGGTTACAGTTGTTGAACCTGAACCTTGAATTATTCCACCAATTTTATCTGCAATTGCTTCTTGTACTGCAGTTCCTACACCACCAGCAACTAAGTCGCCTGATGAGTTGATTACTTCTACACCACCAACGGATAAACCGTTTTTGATATTAAAATTCTTTTCGCCTGCCATTAGAATGACCCTCCGTTAACACCTGGTAAACTGAGTTCACCATTTGATGAGTTGTAAGAAAGGTTTGTTTCTCCTGAAGCAAGTGATATAGCTGTTCTAGCTCTTGCATTAGTAAAGTATTGATTTGTTGAACCTTCTGAAAGATTATCAGTATCTAATTCTGAAATCGCTGCTGCGACAAGTTTTCCAGATGATGATATAATTTCGGTGGTGCCAACGGTAATCCCATACTCTACTACAAATGTGTTTTGTGTTGCCATATTCGTTGTCCTAGTCTAAGAATGTGTTATTATACAGATATTTATAAAAGTCGTGCCCTCTCGGACATGGTTTTTTAGATATCTACAAGTATTTTTTTAAATTTATATACAGTTGAATTTGTTGAAGCAGATGTGACTCTGATTCTGAGAGTATTTATGTTTATGTCTACTCCAAATGTAGCTAATTCACTTGTATCTGTTGTAATTGTTCCGTATTGGGTAAAGTATGCACTAGTTCCGTCATGAACTACTGAGACTTCTGTATGTTGATAGTCTCCACTTGTTGAATCTGAGATTGAAACTTGATATTTCGCACTTCTATATGTTCCTATTGCAAAACTATCCATTGTAGTTGCAGTTGTTGATGTGGTTGTTATAGTTCCACCATCTAAACCACCTGATACTGTTGCAAAGGATAAGGTTCCTGAACCATTTGTGACTATTGCCTGACCACTTGTACCATCTGATGTTGGGAAAACAATCGAAGCACCTGTGATACTATTAGTTGCAGTGATAGTTGTTGCAGTTAAATCTCCTACGAGTATATCTGCAAGTGCATATCCTGTTCCTGTTATATTAACAGTCGAACCAGGTTCTACTTCAAGACCATCAAATAATTTCCATGTGGAATCTGTTGCATCTCTGAATAGACCTGTAAATTCTGTAGCACCACTATCTGATAATCCGTCATCATAATTACCATAGAACCCAATGTCTAGTGTATCTGAACTTGTATTACCGTTTGCAAGTTCTAACATTGAATCAGCTACTGAAGTTTGGGAAGAATTAACTGTTACCGTTGTACCGTTAACTGTTAAATTACCTGTAATGGTTGCATTACCATCAACTTGCAAATTACTTGCTGATTCTAATCCTAGGTCTGCATAAAATTTAGATTTTGTTGCCATAAAAGAATCTCTTGTGTTATACTATTTATAACATTTGAGAAGTAGGACCAAAAAAAAGGGGAACCGAAGTTCCCCTTTCCGTATAATGTAAAGAAGTTTTACGCTCCTACTAAGACCCTATGGAACTTAATAGTTGTAGAACTGCTGGACGCTGGTGTTACCCTCAATCTTGCATCTGAACCTGAGATGTCTGCATCAAAGGTTGCTAGATTAGCAGATTTAAGTGTGCCATACTGTGTCATTGTTACCGCACTTCCGTCATGTACTAATACTATTTCTGTGGAATGGAAATCCGAACCACTTGACATTGCTACAATGTATCTCGCTGCTCTATATGAAGCATGAGCAAAGGTATCTAAATTTACCTCTGTAGTTGCAGTTGTTGTCAAAGAACTTGAAGTTCTATGTTTAGTATCTAGTTCTTTAGAAGTAGTGATAACATCGCCACTGGTATCGTAAGAGAAGACTCTTATCAACTCAGCGATTTTGAATGCGTTTGTTTTAGCCATTTTCTACTCCTTAACTATGTCTAATTTGGAAAGTATCCACTGTTGTGTTAGTGTTGGCAGGTGTCATGAGAAGTCTCATGTTTCCTGAATCAACATCTGAACTCAAAGTGAACAATGAAGATGATGAATAAACATCACCGTATTGCACAAAATATGAATTGGTACCATCATTTATCAGTAGAACCTCAGCTGCGTGAGTTCCTGCCGATGCGTGAGTGGCATTAATAACATATTTAACCGCTTTATTCGCAACTGCGTTAGACGATAAGACCTGGTCTGCAGTTGTTGCTGTGAAAGTTCCTTGTGTAAAGAAACCTTGGACAAGATTACTTGCCGCTGTTATAGCAACAACCTGTACGACATCACCAGATAAGGCATTTTCAGCAAGTGTTAATGTTGTTGAGTTAGTTGCAGTATAGTCTGCACCACCTCCAACTAATTTAACACCGTTGATGTACACCTGTTCTGAACCACTTGTATATGATAATGAGTTTGAACTATCATCATTACCTGTGATTGATGTTGTAGTAGAAGATATTGTGTATGTGTATACAACAATACCACTACTTGGTTGGTCTGACCAATCTAAAGTTCCTGAACCGTTAGTCTTTAAGACCTGATTCGAAGAACCATCTGCTGTTGGAAATGAGAATGCGTCGTTAACAGTAAGAGTTGCTGGGTTAGACCCAACTTCTACGACTGAAGCAGAACCATCGTTCTTTTCAGTATAGAATCTACCATGATAAGTGTTGACTGCTAATTCACCTAGTGTTAAATCACTAGTTGCAGGAACACTATTTTGAGTAGCACTTCTTTTAAATTGAATTACTGTTGCCATCTGATTCTCCTAGATTAAGCGTTATTAAAATGTTCCGCCGTCTATAGCTGTGACTGTAACCGAACCACTTGATACTGTGAAGTTATCCGCATGGAAACTTGCAATACCTTTTGCAGTAGTAGTTGCGTCATCGATAGCTACATCTCCTGAACTTACAGTGAAGTAAGTGCCTGAGAAACTTGCGATACCTTTGTTGGATGCTGTTGCATCTTCCGCTGAAAGAGTAATAGCACCTGCACCATTAGTGATGTCAAGTCCTTCTCCTGCAGTTAAAGTAGCAGCGTCAAATACTCCTGATGAAGTATCTCCAATTAATAACTGACCATCTGTAGGAGCTGAACCTGCATAAGAGTCAATACTTCCACTCATACTTGCGTTAGCAAGAGTTAAGTTTCCGAATTTACCTGCCATAGCAGTTCCAGAGAATACTGATGAACTATCTGTTGCACTTGTAAGAGCAACGAAAGAACCGTCTGTATCGTCCATACCAAAGAAACCAATTTTAGCACCACCTGAGTTGTACTTAAATTTAATACCTCTGTCAAGATTGTCATCTGAAGAATCATCACCTAGTTCAAATACAGGGTCAGCAATATTTACTGTTGTTGAGTTTACTGTAGTTGTAGTACCGTTAACTGTCAAGTTACCTGTGACTGTTAAGTTACCAGATGTTGTTAAAGTTGCAGTTGTAATATCGTCTGATATTAAGTTTCCTGAAACTGTTAAGTTATTTGCAATTGTGACATCGTTAGGAAGACCAACTGTTATAGTTTGTCCACTTGCTGAAGTCTCAACTTCGTTTGCTGTACCTGTGACTGTTAATGATTGAGTGTCTAAATCAACTGTACCTGTTCCTGAAGAACCTGCAATGTTTAAATCGTCATCTCTATCTAAACTATCTACATAGTCTTTAACAGCAGCTGAAGTAGGTATAGTAGTGTCGTTATCGTTTGAACTAATACCTTCTGATTGTGTTACCCACAAAGCATCTGCTAATTTGTCTAAAGTCACTGCATCATCAGCAATCATTGCTGTTTCAACTGCTGAGTTAGCAATTGTTAAAGCACCGTTTGCAGCTAATGTTGCATCTCCTGATACGCTAACATTGTCAAATGAATCTGAACCGTCATGCACAAGAATTTGTGCTGAAGTAGGTGAAGAAATATCTGAGTCTGAAGCACCAGCTAAAGTTGAAGTCGTTGATACAAATGAAAGTGCTCCACTTCCGTCTGTTGCAATAACCTGGTTAGCAGAACCGTCTGCCGCAGGAAGAGTAAAGGTTGTTGATGCACCTAATGTGTCAGCAGCTTTTAACGCAACAAAGTTTGTTCCGTTATCACTGTCTTCCATTAGTGAAAGACTAGCACCTGCCGTTGAACCATTACCAACTTTAAAGTTGGATGGTGTAGCAGAAGAACCAGAAAGAATATCAGTATAATACTTACCACCAATCGCTTGGATTAGGGGTGTAGAGTTATCTGAATCTACTGACTCAATGTATAGTTTCGCACCAGCACCTGAATTCGACCTGTCCTGTACATACGCTAATTCACCTTCCGATAAGTCTGAGACTGCTGGAGCTGAAACACCTGTACTTCTTTTAATCTGAATTACTGTTGCCATTTTTATTTTCCTATAAAAATTGTGTTATTGTTAATGACCTGTCACTGTCGAGGTCGTGATTACATAATATATAAAAATTCTATCCACTCACAATGTGGGTCGATACCTTCACTGGTTGGTATCCTTGATTTGTATAGTTATTTAGTGTTTTAGAATGTTCCACCATCAATTGTGGTGGTTGTTGTCCATTTATCTGATGCTTGGTCATATGAAAGAAGACCATCATCTGTTTCTGTTGCATTCACATCTGCAAGTTCGTTGATAGATTTAGCAGATAAATCTGTTCCACCACCACCTGAACCTATTGCAACTTGTTTGGCACGAATGTTTCCTGTACCACCCACTCTACCTGAGATACCTGCAACTCTTGAAACTGTTCCTTTAATGTTCGACATAATTAACTCCGACTTACACCTGGTGTCACTACTGCCTGTCCTTCGACCACTCTAGTAGTTAACCCACCAGGACTTGTAATATTTAAATCGTAAACATATCGACCTGCTTCTAAGGAATTGGTTTGAGTATCATTTAAACTCAATGTGACTTGACCATTCGATGCTGATATCGAAGTTGTAAATGCTACTGAAGCACTAGAAGAACTGTATGTTTTTCTCATCTGTGCTAATGCAGTATAGTTAGTCAAATCAAGGACATCTCCCGCTGCATCAGTCACATCTACTGTAATTGTGAAGTCGGTTCCTTGGTCAATATATAAATTTGCGATAATAGCCATATAACTATTTATACGAATTTAGAACTTATGAATTAGGTTCTGTTAATTGTGCTGTGGGTTGAGTCTGATGAACCTTTGATGCAGTTCCAGAATTATTTATGTACATTTCACTTGCTTTTCTTAATGTTCCGTTATCATTAATCCAAACTTGTTTAACTTTTGCCACAGGACCGATTTGTCTGGTACCTGGAACAGGAACGGTATATGTAAAAGGTGTTCTATTCTGATATGTGAAAGGTGACCTATGACTGTATGTAGAAGGTTGCCTCGCATTAGCAATGTAAGGTTGTCTAGCACTTGCAGGATTTCTATATGTAAAAGGTGACCTATTCTGATATGTAAAGGGTGTTTGACCTTGTGTCTCATATGTACTAGGTTGTCTATTCTGATAAGTGAAAGGTGTTCTACCAGTTGCGTTATATGTAAAGGGAACTCTATGTTGATATGTGAACGGATTCCGACCTGTAGCATTATTCTGATAAGTAAATGGTGACCTTGCATTGTATGTGAATGGTGTTTGAGCATTTGCAATATAGGGAACACGATAACTTACAGGATTTCTGTAGGTAAAAGGTTGCCTTGCATTCGCAATATAAGGTACACGATATGTAAATGGATTTCTATATGTAAATGGATTTCTTCCATTAGCAATATATGGTTGTCTTGCATTTGCAGGATAACTTGCGTTAGCAATATAAGGTTGTTGTACGATAACTGGTTGATTAGCTGATGGCATTATCTATCTCCATTATACTGCAAGTTTATAACTACCATAACTACTAACAAGATGTATATCATTTCCTAAGTGACCACCAGCAGAAGTACCATTTGATGCAATGAAATGTGTATAGTAAGTTGTCTGACCAGATTTACTTGCTCTAATTGTAAATATCAATCCTGAAGCACTGACAATTGCGGTACTATTACCTGGATTTGAACTAGATACTGCTTTCCACATAAACTGCCTAAAATTAGCTGTTCCACTCATATTACCTGCTGATGAAGAACCTGAATACAAATTATAGAATGTACCTGCAGTATAGTTTGTGGAATATTGTCTATTGGCAGGATGTTCCGAATCTGTACCACCGTTAAAAATGGATTGTGATTGAACGGTATATTTAATAGAGAATGTCCATGTATCATCAACTACATTATTATTACCAAATTCAGTAGGAACAATTTTGATATAATATGGATTTTGACCAAATGTATTTGACATTGCTGCTGAGGTACCTCCAGAATACCCATAGTAAATAAATCCTGGTGCAGATGTCTTAATAAATCCTACATAGAACTGTGCAAAAGCTTCACCAAAACTAAAATTAAAGTTCTGACTTTGCACTGTCTTCCACTCATAAGCGAGATTCTGTAAACTAGAAGCGGCTAAAGGATTTGCAGGATAATAAGGATTACCTGGAGCAAATGCTGAATTAGGATTTTGTGCCATATGTGGTGATGCCGCACCCCACCATTCATTCGCAGACATACCGACATCTGTGTTTACTTTGGCAAGAAATGGTGCTTGACCCACATCTGATGTTGATTCGATATTTGCAGTTGATGAACTTCCACCACCAAATACATCATAAATCACAGGAGTTTGTGATGAAACAGGTGTTCTTGCTTGATATGTAAAAGGAACTTGATATGTAAAAGGTGTCCTTGCATTGTAAGTAAATGGTTGTTGTGCATTACTTGGTGATTGAGCATTCGCAGGATATCTTGCCTGATATGTAAATGGGTTTTGTGCTGATACAGGATTTCTGTACCCAGCAGGATATCTAGCATTGTAAGTAGACGGTTGCCTTGCATTCGCAATATATGGTTGTCTTGCATTTGCCGTATATGTAAATGGATATGGTTGCTGAGCATTCGCAATAATTGGTTGTCTTGCATTTGCTATATACGGATATGGTTGTTGAGCATTTGCAATATAAGGATTTCTAGCATTTGCAATATACGGATATGGTTGTTGAGCATTTGCAATATAAGGTTGCTGTGCGTTTGTTGGATTCCTATATGTGAATGGAGTCCTGTTTTGATATGTAAAAGGTGTTTGTGCGTTCGCTATATATGGTTGCTGAGCATTAGCAATATAAGGTTGCTGTGCGTTAGCGGGTTGCCTATCATTAAACGGTTGTTGAAAAGTCCCACCAGTATTTACATAAATTTCTTCTGACATAATTTATACTACAAACCATATGTGACCTGATGATGTACTGCCTGTTCCTGAAGGTGCAGAACTTGTAATTGTCTTATCCATCACGACATTATCACTAACGATTTTTATTCCCTCTGATGTGTTAACACTGATATTTATATCACCATCTAAAGGGTCGGAAGTACCTGCAGCGAAAGTTTTAGATAAACCGTCTTGTGCATTAATGATTGCATTTACTCTTGTATCTGTAAAGTATTTCTGATTATTACCTTCTGATACTGAGTCTGTTGTGTTTGTTGGATTGACAGGTTCCCAATAATTATTGGTAGCATCCCATGCCAAAACTTGACCACCAGATGGTGCAGATGTATAATTAATATCTGATAGAGTAGAAGCAGAATGTGTAGTTATACTTGTGACTGTTCCTGCACTACCTGAAACATTTCCTGTGACATTACCTGTTAGGTTTCCAGTGACATTTCCTGTGACATCACCAGTTAAATCACCAATAACATTTCCTGTTAGAGTTTTACCACTTGCAAGTGATATATTATCTTCTGCATAAGTCTTACCTGCAAGTTGAATATTGAATCCACTTTGTAGAGTAGTTGTAGGAGATGAATTATCTCCTTGAAGTATAATACCATTTGTATTTGTATTATAGATAGTGTTCTGTAATGTTTCTGTAAAGAATGAAAGTATTGCAGAAGATGTTGCAGTTCCTTCGAAAGAACCTGTATAAGCAAAGATTTGTATTAAATCACCTGCACTTGCCGGAGACACTAACTGTATGCTATAATAGAAAGCACCTGCAAGACCGGCAACTTGCCAATCTTGTGCTTCTTCTAACAATGCACCATTCTTAAATACTTGAACTCTATTTCCTTTATATTTAAGAATATTTCCTTGTCCATCAGCACCTGTAAATGTCTGTTGATTTGCAGTTGCGGTATATCTATATCTTCCAAAATAGAATGCTTTATCTTCAACTGCGTTAACAGCATCGACTAGATTATCTCCTAATGCAGGTCTTAGTCCTTGAACTTCACCAACATCAACTGCAAGTTCATTATACTTCTGCCTGAATTCTTCTATAGTGCTGTAATTATCTACTGTTTTAGCCATTTAACTTTCCTAGTATATCTTGAAGTATCGTTTTAATTTCAATCACTTCAGTCTTTAAATTATTTATCTCATCTGTCTGAGCTTTAAACTTTAATTTTCTTTGTTTAGCAAGTCTCCACTGTTCAATGTCTGTATTTACAATTGCAGATGACTCTTCATCTCTTACGAGATTAGAATGACCTTCAACTTGTGCATACTCTTTCATATTATGTTGCCAATGCAATACATCTTAATGCCGCTACTAAAGGTATTTCACATGTATTGGTTCCTTGCCCTACTACTTTAATTGAGAATGATGAGAACTCTGAAAGTCCTTCTGCAGTATAATCATATTCTTTAAAGTTTCTTGCATCTGATTCAAGTGTTGAATCTGGAGAACCGTCTGTATTGAAATATTCCCAACCCAAGTCATCCCAAGGTTGTGAGTCATCGTTCTTCAGAACTTTATACATGAACTTGATGTCTGTTGTTGCAGGTTTAAATAAATCTGCTGTGACTCTCAATGCAGTTGCAGGAGTCTTCAAGTTAACTTTTCTTGTACAATATACCATTGCATTGTTATCACCCTCAGGTTCAGTAGATGCAACATAAACTGTTCCTTCTGGTAATGATTCTGTTGTTCCATCAACCTTTTTACTAGTTGCACTGTCAATATTATTCAGTCTATTCATAATACCAATAGCACCTAAAGTTCCTACATCGATTATAGGAGACAAGTTGGAATTGAATGATTGTAATTGCAACTGACATGTAAATGATTTTGAACCACCATTGTAAGCAGATTCATTCACTGTGGATGAAATTACATGAGGACTGTCAAAATGCACATTGTCATTTAGTGTGACAAATTCTGTGACTGTTTTCTTAACATGATTACTTCCATTTGCAAATCCTTCTGGTGATTGCATTGGAGACATGTAAACACTTGAATATATTCTTGTGTTTTTAAACTGTAAACTAGGTATCATTGTATGTAATGTATCAAAATAATAATTTCTTGTTGACATTACATTTGTACCACCACTCACTGTATTTGAAGGTGCAGTATAATTATCTTTGAAGTCATATGCAGATACATCTGGTGTCACACAGAAGGAATCAATACCAATCTCTTTTATTGTATTAAATGTAGTATTAATTGCATCTACTGGTATACCACCGATTGTTTCTCCTACTGTATCAACATTAACAGTTATTGTAGCACCATTTCCACTCTCTTGGAAACTGACATCTTCACCCACTATATAACCTTGACCTGGATTTATAATCTTACAACTAGTTAAAGCACCACTTGAAGATGAAATCACTTCGACTACCATTCCTGTTCCGTTACCAGTTGTAGCAGATTGTGTTCCAGTTGTTGTCGCACTGTTGTTTAAAGTTCCACTTGATATAGTTTCTGAACTAATAGTTAAAGCAGAACCTTGTTTATCTCCAGTTGCACCTGAAATTACTACACTTGATGCAGTTGTATACATTCCATGAGAATAGTTATATACTTTAACAAAGTTTTTACCTGATAATGCTTCAATAGGATTATTCTGCAATGTATGAGAAGGTAATGCACTATTGTTAAATCTTAAATCAGGTGTTTTTGTTGTATCGAATGAACATATCTTCATGTTGAACTTCATATCATCTGTTTGTTCTGCAGTCCATGTAGATGCATTTTGTGATAAGAATAATGAACCTGCATAAGGTTGTCCTGATATTGTTTCACCAGAAACGATATCTGGTTCACCCATTCTTGAAATAAACACTTCGTAATCATTTGAATTAGATAGAACAACGAAACACATTTCTGCACCCTCTTCTATATAAACTGGTGATTCGAATGTAAATGTTGTTGCAACTGAACCGTCTACAGAAGTGGTAACATCTGATGGATTCTTAGTTACCACTGAGAATGGTAATATTACTTGTCCTGGGTATCCGTTTACCATGTTTCTGATTTCTACTGATACAGGTAAGTTTTCTGACTTAGATGCAAAGAAAATATCAATTGATGATAAGAACATTCCACCTTGTGGTTCACACATAAATGATTGTGCTAATGGGTCTTTCCAACCACCTCTTCCACCACCATCTAATCTGGTTATGAATCTTCTATCTGCAATAT